ATTGCCCATTATAAATAATGAAACACTGAAGACGTAAACTTCGTCATAAAATGGATAACATTAAGGTAAGATGCCGCTCCTGTGGTAAGGAGTTGGAGGGGCATCAAACAAAAACCGCTACATGCGGTTGTTCTAACATGACTACTATTCGTGGTGATAAAATTACCGCAATAGATTTGTCTCAAGTAGTCATGTTGAATAATATTAAAACTACTACTAATAATACAGTGCTCTCTCCTGGCGATCTGGAGTACCAAGAGGCAAGGAGAAAGCGTAAGGTTCGTAAATTGAATTTTGAAGTCAGATAGATCTTAGAATACAATCTTCATCATATCTTGCGTATTGAAATCCATCTGGTTTTAAATCTCCAAAACCAAGTTTTTTGGCAACTATAGATCTTTGTCTTTTCCCAGTAGTTAGAGACAACTCTGTAAATCCTTGATCAATCTTTGGTCCAAGAGGTTTTGCTACAAGGATCATTCCTGGTTGAGGGTATATGTTAAGCATACCTTTCCTTAGATTATTATGAGTCATACCAATAAAATGTAGTAAAATATTTTTTCTTTCTTCTAGAGAAAATTGATCTGGATTTTTTGTATACTTTGCCTTGTAACCAACTTCTGCTAGTTGAGTTTTTTCTTCGAATCTAATTCTTTTAGCAAGATCTGAAATTTTTTCTTTTAAATTATTTTCTTTGTAGTTATCTAAAAATTCTATCCATAGATAACTTTTTTTATTTTGATAAAGATCTACAAAGGTGTATATTGCCATAGCTCCGCTGGAGCATTTGAAATTAACTTGTTCTGTCTTTTCTTCTGAGTCTAGGACAGGGGATCTATCAACATATCCTAATTCCTTCAGTAGTCTTTCAAATTCTAGTCTTTTCTTTGAAGGTATATTCATCTTGACAATTGATAGATAACACTGTTATAATTATAACACTAGATTTAGTATAATGATCGAAGTTGTTGATAACCTTTTACCGAAGTATTATCTTAAACATCTTCAGGAATACTTTATTAGTAGTAACTCAGAATGGTATTACAACGATAATATTTCAGGATCTGAGTTTAATTCTGATCTAGAGTCATCTGGATTCAGTATGAGATTGTTCTCTATGGAAACTGGACCAATCAATAATTTTGCTGGACTTGTTTCTAGAGCACTTCCTTTTACTCTTCAAGAAAAAGTTGAAGATCTCATGGGGCAACCTTACTCTTTGGTAAGAACCCGTGCAGTCATGACACTCTATAGTTTTCAATCATATCAGCATGAAATACATACTGATATGGAAGTAGATAACATCACTTGTATTTTCTATATGAATACGAGTGATGGTAATACTCTAATTTATGATAAAGATGGTAAAACTCTTTTAAAAGAGATTGAACCAGTTGAAAATAGAGTAGTTATTTTTGATGGTAAATATCCTCATGCAGGACACTCTCCTTCAAAAAATAAAAATAGAGTTCTAATCAATATGAACTTTGTTCCTTCAAAAGATCTGAGAAGTTGGCAATGATTGAAGTATTTGATAATTTTCTACCAAAACGTCTCTTTACGGATCTTCAAGAATATTATCTGGGTCCATATTGTGAATGGAACTACCAAGACAATATAACCCTAAATTATAATATGAGAGATCACAACGATCGATCAGATTTAGGTTGTTTTGGATTTAATATTGGTTTATTTGATTCTCATAGTCTTCAACATAATCCTTCTTATGTTGGAGTTCTATCACGATCGATACTCTATTCCGCTCAAAGTAAAGTAGAAGAACTTTGTCAAGGATCTTTTCGTTTAGTTCGTGCTAGAGCTGACATGTCGGTATACAATCCGAATAAGCACATGCACGCTATTCATACCGATTTAGAGTATTTTGGAGAACCAATAAAGAACGTTACTTGCATATTCTATATGAATGATAGTGATGGTTGCACTACTATCTTTGATAGAGATGCAACTACTTTATTAAGAGAGATTGAACCTGTAGGAAATAGGTTACTTGTATTTGATGGAACACTTCCTCATTCGGGACATTCTCCATCAGAATATAAAAATAGAGTTCTCCTCAATATTAATTTTATGGAAGAGAATGATTTTGAAGAGTTTAAACAGAGAATTTCATAATTCTTAATATTTTGGAAAGTTGACCGAGTGGTTTAAGGTACTTGTCTTGAAAACAAGCGTGTTAATAGCACCCAGGGTTCGAATCCCTGACTTTCCGTTATAATTTCTTAATCTATGTGTTCGGGTTAACACATAGTTGACAACTTTTGGATAGTAACTATTATAGCTAGTAAGTAATAAGTGCAAATCCGATGGACGAACACACCTATAATAATTGGGTGAAGATCAAGGAGACCTTTGAAGCTTCTGGTAACACCAATAATATGTTCTACAAAAGAGCATGTGCAATTGTTAGAGGAGAGAAAGATCCCTTGGCGAAGTTTCTTGGAGACGAGAAATAATGTTTAAAGATTGGGGAAAGGGTGTTGAACCGCCAGAAAGATTGGGTCGTGAAGAAGTCCAGGAGATGATCGATGCTGCCATACGAAAGCATAATCGTAATGCTTCGATTATTAGTATGTGTGTTGGCTGGGTTGTTCTTGCACTTTTTGCTGAAGGTCTTCTTCGACTTATCGGAGTAATTCCTCCTTTACTGCCATGGTTACAAATAAAATTGTAGAGTGGGTAGGAGTAGTAACACTATTCCTTTTTGGCATAACAATGATTATTCAAGGTCATTTTATATTTCATGGTAAACATGGATATAAACATTCTGAACGTGAAAAAGAAAAAATGAATAAGACTCGCAAACAAGTAGAAGATTTATTCAAATGACCGAAGAAGATTACGAACAGTTATTGGAAAGGGTTAAAGAACTTAGAATGTTATTACTATTTGAAGAACCATGTCCTCTATATGAGGAGATTGAAGATGGAATGGAGTGAATTTATTGAATTTATTTCCAGCATTTTATACCTTTATATTGCATGGTTAAGTGGAGTTCTTTTAGGTTATGTCATCGCTAAGAGAGAGTAAAACTCTCATACATAAGTCAAACAAATACTCAGAACTATCTCATGAGAGAATTCAATCAAAGAGAAACAGAGCTGCTGATTGATGCAGTTTGGATGAGACAGAGAAATTTTATTGCGGGAGATAAAAGATTTAAAGAATATGGTAAACTATTAGATGAATTCATGAATCAAAATCCAGATTATGTCCCAGGACAATACCGATAGAGTATGGAAAATCTACTAGGCAATGCCCTTGCAATCTTGGCAATACCCTTTGTATGTGCCACCCTCGCATTTGGACGATTTAAAGGTGACACGGTTTATTACGATTCGGAGGACTATAATGGAAACGGAACCGCACACTAGTGGCATTGTAATTTTTGGCGCTACTGGAGATTTGTGTAGAAGAAAATTAATACCCGCACTTTACAAACTCTGGCAGAAAAATCTTTTACCAGATAATTTTTTGATTACTGGTTGTTCTAGAAGATCTCCCAGTGCTAAAGAATGGAAAGCATCTCTAGGAGATTATCCAGAAGACTTTTTACATCGTCTGGATTATATCTCTGCAGATCTTGATAATGTAGAAACTCTTCGTCATTTGCCAGATTATCTACATGATAATACTTACTTCTTATCTGTTCCGCCAGAGAGGTATGCAAATGCAATCAAAAATCTCAAAGAAGCAGGAAAACTTAACGACCCAGACCACTCCAGGGTGGTTATCGAAAAACCCTTTGGATACGATTATAAATCTGCTGATTGTTTACAATCTGTGGTGGCTGGACATTTACGCGAGAAACAAGTATATCGCATTGACCATTATCTCGGCAAAGATACTGTTAATAATATCCTTGCCACCCGTTTTAGCAATATATTATTGGAACCACTTTGGAACAGGCAGTACATAGAAGAGGTTCAGATCTACGCTACTGAGACTATTGGTTGTGAAGGACGTGCTCAGTATTATGAAACTGCTGGACAAGTTCGTGATATGCTCCAGAACCATGTTCTTCAGGTTCTTGCTCTCATTGCTATGGAACCTCCATGTCGCATGGATGCAAAGGAGATTCGTCGTGAGAAGACTAAAGTTCTTGCTGCTACTCATTTAGGGGAGGATATGATCCTTGGACAATACATTGGCTACAAAGCTGAGGATGGCGTTGATCCTGACAGTAACACTCCTACCTTCGTTGCTGGTACTTTATATTGTGATAACTGGCGTTGGCAGGGAGTTCCTTTTCGCGTCATGACTGGTAAGCGTATGCCTTATCAGTGTGTAGAAGTTGTAATTAAGTTTAAAGCACCTCCACAACAATTATTTGAGGGAGAAGTTAAAGACAGAATCGTTATGAGATTACAACCTCATGCACACCTTGATATTATGATGGATATTAAAACTCCTGGAATGAGTAAAGGTGTAGAACCAGCTACTTTGACTCATAGATATCCAGATTGGTTGGGAGTTGATGGTTATGAAAAACTTTTATTTGATGCCATTAATGGAGATCAATCGCATTTTGTACATGCTGATGAAGTAATGGAATCTTGGAGAATTGTCGATGATTTACTTTGCACTGGGGATAGTTGCCCCATACGTACTGATCCTTATATCTATCATTCTGGCACATGGGGACCAACACAAAAAACAGAACTAATTACTAATTGGGATTATCCAGCATGAGCACTTTATTTGTATTTGTTTTTATTGTTCTACTTGTTTCGGCAATGGAACTTACTTGGCCAGGTAGGTATCGGGGATGATGCATCAACTAGGACATTTTTCTAGGATGGTCATGGAAACTCCATGGTGTCTTGGAGTGATGGGGTTTTGTCTTGTATTTGTTCCCATCTTGGGTATGTGGGCAGTTCATAAGTATGAATGGGAGCATTGGGAACCACTTGACAGATTCTTTAAGAAGTAATATAATTACTTCGTTGAGATATCAACTGCGGCAGTCCCCTTTTGGTGGGTTCAGGACTGGCGGCGACAGGAACCTACCGCGACGGAATGTAGCTCAGTTTGGTAGAGCACTCGCTTTGGGAGCGAGATGTCGCAGGTTCGAATCCTGTCATTCCGATTCTTAGTAACTAAGATATGATTTATACTGATACTAAAAATGTTAGCAAGATAAATCGATTTCCCCATAGGATAGGTTATCTTGCAGAGACTATTCCTGATGACATTTACGACATATTGTTATCCGAATCAGAAAAAGCAAAAAATAATGATTTGCTTATGACTGATAAATTAGTCGGTCATTTGGAAGAGTCTTATGATCTAATGGGAATGCCTTTTTACAAGTTTGAAAAACTTGAAAGGTATTTGACTGGATTATGCTCTGAATATGAGGAAGAATTCAATTTAATGAAAATGTATCCCATACTTTCGAGTTCAAAGACACTTTCTTTATCTTTGAAAATGTTATGGGTCAACTATCAGAAAAAGTATGAATTCAATCCCGTTCACAATCATACTGGTCTCTACAGTTTTGTCACTTGGTTGAAGATTCCTTATAGTTGTAGGGAAGATGAATTTAAAGTAAGTAGGGGAAATCCGAAAGAAAAATATCCAGGAACATTCAACTTTTTCTTTCCCAACAGTGTTGGGGACATTGAAGAAGATACAATGGAATTAGATAGTAGTTGGGAAAAAACTATCCTAATCTTTCCTTCTACGCTCAAGCACTGTGTTTATCCGTTCTACACGTCAGATGAATACAGAATCTCTGTTTCTGGTAACTTCTATCTGGATGTTCAGAACGGATACGAGACCTACTGATCCTTGACAACCTGCCAAATTTTTCCTATAATATGCAGGTAAACCAAACAAATCAATGGCACTGACGGCAAAGTTCAAAAAAGAGATCAGCACTCTTCGTGCTGCTGCATCTGGGGACATTTACCTTGATGTGAAGAATCCAAAACTCTTTAAAAAAGTTCGACGCTTCTATGAAAACTCTGGAGTAGTATTCTCTGGAGATGCACTCGATGATTATGAAATCTTGATTGACTGCATTGTTCGTGATCTTGAATCTGCTGAGGTTGCATGAAAATTCTCCTAGAGCGTTTTCCCTATCGTTATGTTGAGTGTGGAACCCTAGACAACGGATTCCCCGACTATCGCATTCAAAAAGCAAATAGTTGGACCAAACGCTACAGCGATATGTATCTTCTTGACAATCAGATGCAACTTCTGACTGCCATAGATGATTTTGAATACACAAAATGGTTAGATCCAGAATGTGTCCCTTGTTATATAAAAGACGATGTAGTCGCGGAGTGACTTAAAAACTGCCCTGGTCGGGATGGGTTTAACGACCCCTCGGGTTTCCTAGTTCCTAAAACTAGGTGGTGGAGTCATTGACCCTCTAATGGTTTCTTGCTTCCTAAAAGCAAGTGGTGCGGATGGGGTTACTCCCGCTCAGGATTTAGTTATTACCTGGTCAAAAAAATAACTTGGCGTGCATGAAAGACCTAAGAGGACGGTTGCGTAAACCGTCCTTTTTTAGTATAATCTAAGAAAGATAAACCATACATGAAAGTTGCTCTAATTACTGGTATTACTGGGCAAGATGGATCATACCTAGCAGAGCTTCTACTCAATAAGGGATATGAAGTTCATGGGATTGTTCGTCGATCTTCCCTGATTAATACTCATCGTATTGACCATTTGTATCAAAATGTTAAGTTACATTACGGAGACTTAACAGATTCTACTAATATAGTCAGAGTCATTCAAAAAGTTCAACCAGATGAAATTTACAATCTTGGTGCTCAGAGTCATGTCAAAGTATCCTTTGAAATGCCTGAATACACTGCGGATGTGGATGCTGTGGGAACTCTTCGCATTTTGGAGGCGGTTCGTCTCCTTGGTATGGAAGAGGACGTAAGAATCTATCAAGCATCTACTTCTGAAATGTTTGGACTTGTTCAAGAAGTCCCTCAAAAAGAAACAACTCCATTCTATCCTCGTTCTCCTTATGGGTGTGCGAAGGTATATGGATATTGGATTACTAAAAACTATAGAGAAGCATATGACATGTATGCTTGTACTGGCATTCTATTCAATCATGAATCTCCTCGTCGTGGAGAGACTTTTGTAACTAGGAAGATTACTCAAGCATTGTCCAAAATTTCTGTTGGACTTCAAGAGCATTTGTATCTCGGCAATCTGGATGCAAAGCGCGATTGGGGACATGCAAAGGATTTTGTTAGAGCAATGTGGTTAATGCTTCAGCAAGAAAAACCTGAGGATTATGTCATTGCTACTGGACAACAATATTCTGTAAGGGAGTTTGTTGACAAAGCTGCTCCTTACTTTGGTATGAAGATTGAATGGATGGGGGAAGGAGAAAAAGAAGTTGGATTTGATTGGAATACTAAAAAACCAATCATCTATGTAGACCCTAAATATTTTCGCCCAACTGAAGTTGAGTCTCTACTTGGAGATTCTTCGAAAGCAAAAAAAGAACTTGGTTGGGAACCAGAAATTTCTTTTGATGAACTAATTGAGGACATGTGTATCTATGGACAGTAATAGTCGCGTTTATGTTGCTGGCAATACGGGTCTAGTTGGTTCAGCAATCGTTCGTATGCTCCATATGAAGGGGTATACCAATATTCTTTCAACACCATCAAGTCATTTTGACTTGCGTAGGCAAGATGACGTTGAGAGATTTTTCAAAAATAACGAACCAGAGTATGTCTATCTTGCTGCTGCTAAAGTTGGCGGTATTGGTGCTAACAGTAATTATCCTGGTCATTTCATTTATGACAACCTGATGATTCAGTCAAACATCATTCATGCTGCTCGCAAGTTTGGTGTTAAGAAACTTCTCTTCCTGGGTTCTTCCTGCATCTATCCTAAGATGTGCGAACAACCAATTAAAGAAGAGTATCTGATGACAGGTCCTTTGGAACCTACAAATGATGCTTATGCCATTGCAAAGATTGCTGGTATTAAGATGTGTCAGGCATATCGTAAGCAGTATGGATTCAATGCAATTTCTTTGATGCCTACAAATTTGTATGGTCCAAACGATAATTTTGATTTAGAAAATGCACATGTTCTTCCAACTCTAATTCGTAAGTTTCATGAGGCAAAGACTGATGTTACTCTTTGGGGTGATGGAAGTCCTATGAGAGAGTTTCTCCATGTAGATGATCTTGCAGAAGCGTGTTTCGTTTGTATGAGAGACTATAATGATCCAGAACCAATTAACGTTGGTACTGGTACTGATGTAACTATTCGAGAGTTGGCATCTTCTATTTCTAATGTAGTAGGTTTCAAAGGAAACATGCACTGGGATGCTGATAAACCAAATGGAACTCCTCGCAAAGTGTTGGATGTAAGTAAAATCAAGTCTCTTGGATGGGAACCTAAGATTTCTCTAGAAGATGGTATTAGGTCAACATATGAATGGTATCTTGATTTTGTTGCGGAGTAATTATGTCTAAAGATGATTATGCACTTCTTTTTCCTACAACTCTTTGGTCATCTGATGAACTGATAAGTATAGAAGAAAATGATAGAATCGCTGAACATATTATTGAAAATAAAGACAAGATAGAAGGTAAGGGTGCCGAGTCTTGGTTCTCTGGTATTAATAGTCCTACTAATAGTTTTGCTGCAGACTATAATTCTTATAATCATCCAATTTTTAAAAATCTTTTAAACTGTATCGATGAAAAATTAAAACAGTATGCAGAGCTTCTAAAATTTAGAACTGAAGTGATAAAAAGTAGAGATTGGTGGTGGAACGTATATGAAAATGGAAATCAATATCAAGAGTTTCATGGGCATGTACCTTTTTACTTCAGCGGAGTTTATTTCTGCAAAGCTCCTCATGGATCTGCACCTATAACGTTTAGGCATCCAAATTTTAATCATTTCATGCCTTCGTATGAAAGAAATGAACTTAATGCTGAGTGTAATTCTATAGAACCGATAGAAAGATCTTTACTCATATTTCCTTCCAATCTAATTCATTGTGTCAGTGGTGGATCAAACACTGAACCAAGAATAACCATTTCATTCAACTACGGATAACCATGCTTTCAATAAACCGTCTAGGAAATCTGGGCAGACTCGCTAATCAGATGTTTCAGTATGCCTCGCTAAAGGGTATTGCTAGAAACAGAGGATATGACTATTGTTTGCCCCCTAGAAAATATTTTGGAGTCAATGATGATAACGTAAAGAACTCTGATGTTATCCTTTATGATGTATTTCCGAATATTCTGAAATCAAATAGATTTGAATTTAATCAAGCAAATGTCCTCATGGAAAGGAGGCATGACTTTGATGAAGAGTTATTTTTAAATTGTCCTGATGGTGTCGATCTCCTTGGATACTATCAAACAGAAAAATACTTCAAGCACATTGAAGATGAGATCAGAAAAGATTTTTCCTTCGATCAGGAACTTCTAGATACTTGTAAGGGATTTATTGAAGGAGATACGATCTCTCTTCATATTCGTAGAGGTGATTATGTAGTAAATCCAAATCATCCTACACAAACTATGGAATATTATGAGGAAGCTCTTTCCAAACTTCCAGAACTTCCAGTCATAGTATTTTCTGATGATTCTGAATGGTGTAAGCAGCAAAAATTATTTGATAATGATAGGTTTATGATTGCAGAGGGTAACACAACTGATTGCGATCTATGCTTGATGTCTTTGTGCAAATATCATATAATTGCTAATAGTTCTTTCAGTTGGTGGGGTGCTTGGTTGGCAAATAGTAAACAAGTTATTGCTCCTAAGAACTGGTTTGGCGGAGACTGCGCCCAAAAAAGTATTGACGATCTTCCTTTCGGTAATTTTGAATTCTTATGAAAACTATTATTATCTCCTCTGATCATAACGGAGTTGAGAACAAACAACAACTTAAAACCTACTTGAAGGGGGAGGGGTATCAAGTAATTGATATTGGTCCATATACTTCTGATGTCAGTGTTGACTATGTTGATTATGCTGCACAACTTGCTACAATTGTAGGTAGCAAAGAAGCAGATCGTGGTATTTTGATCTGCGGAACTGGTGTTGGTATGAGTATTGTCGCCAACCGTTTTGCTGGTGTACGTGCGGTACTTGCACACAATGAGTTGACTGCTGTTAAGTCCAGAGAGCACAATGACTCTAATGTCCTCTGCCTGGGCACCTGGTTGTCCTCTCAGATTGAAATGCGAGAGATGTCAACTATGTGGTTGAATGAAGCATGGGGGGAAGGTCGCCATGTCAAACGAGTAACAAAGATCGATTCGAATACTGGAATCGTCCTTACCAACGGTGTCTTTGATATTCTCCATAAGGGACATATTGAACTTCTTAAGTTTGCGAAATCTCAGGGCACTAAACTGATTGTTGCTATTGATTCTGATCGTCGCGTCAAAGAACTGAAAGGAGATAGTCGCCCTATCAATAATGAAGAAGATCGCCGTAAGGTTCTAGAAACCAATCGATATGTTGATGAAGTTGTAATCTTTGATTCTACTGAAGAACTTCAGGGATTCTATCAGACTCTTGCTCCAGACGTTATTGTGAAAGGATCTGAGTGGACTGCTGATGAAGTCAGGGAACGAGATGTTATCCCCGAAGATATTCAGATCAAGGTATATCCCTTAGTTGGAAATTATTCAACAACCAATACAATGCACAAGATCAGGGAGTTGGAAACATGCGAGAAAATCTGAAATATCTAATTGTTGGCGATACTATTATTGATGAGACCGTAGAACTGAAAGCTTGCGGTCTTTCATTGGAGTCTCCTACTATCAAAACTACTCCAGAAAGTCATTATTATCATTATGGCGGTGCGGCAAACGTAGCAAAGTTTTTAGCAGGGTTTGAAAGGGATGTAACCTTTCTAACCTCTATGGGAGATGATCATTGTGATAACTTTGAATCTCTCTATAAGGTTAGAGTAGTAAATCATTTTCAAGGTAAGAATAACGTAAAGACTCGTTATTGGGTTTCTCATGGAGATTCTCGATACAAGCATCTTCAAATCAATGAAGTCAATGATGAGTTCTCTCATTCTTTTTTAACTGATGGTGGAGTTCATCTTCCAGAGTTTGATATTATTGCTTTTGCTGATTATCGTTGTGGATTTATTACTGAAACTTTCATCAAACATGCTACAGATTCTGGAAAAATAACTTACGCATCATCTCAAGTCTCAAGTAAACAAGCAAACTATGATCGATATTTTGATGTTGATTATTTTGTTTGTAATGAGAGTGAATCGAAGCACACTGATAGGATTACAAATATCTGTGTAACTAAAGGTGCTGATGGGTGTGTAATGAATGGTGTTCCATACAAAGGATACCCTGTAGAAAACGTAGTAAATACTATTGGTGCTGGGGACTGCTTCTATGCTGCCCTTTTAGCAACTGGTGATCCAGATTATGCAAACAGAAAAGCATCTGAGTTTGTGGCAACAGGCAGTGTATGAATAAGGAAATTGAAGACTGTTTAGCATTAAATAAAAGTCTAAAAGAAAATAACCTAGTAAAGTTGACCTGGGGAAATGCTAGTGTTCTTTCCGAAGATGGGAAGAGCATTGTCATCAAACCTTCTGGGGTCAACTTTTCTGAGCTAACTTATAGTCAACTTTGTATTGTAGATCTCTACGGCGGGAGGTTGATTTCTGGAATGAAACCATCTGTAGATACTGCAATTCATTTGGAGATCTATAAGGCATTTCCCGAAATCAAATCTATCATTCATAGTCATTCTAAGTTTGCTACTTCATGGGCACAGGCATTGGAACCAATTCCAATTTTAGGAACAACACATGCTGATTATTTTCTTGGAGATATTCCTGTTGCCCGTCAGTTAGAAGAGTTTGAATTGGATGAATATGAAAAAAATCTTGGACAGTCTGTAGTTGATTTTTTCCAGAGCAATAAAATTAATCCTCTGAATATTCCTGCAATTCTTTTGCCTGGACATGGGGTTATGGTTTTCTCAGATTCCCCCAAAAGAACTCTAGAGTGTGCTATAGTGTTAGAGGAAATTGCTGAGATGGCATACTATACTAAGTCCATCAACCCAAATCTCAAGCAATCTAAATTCAGTAAAGATCTTTACACTAAACATTTTGAACGAAAGAATGGCATCAACAAATACTACGGACAATAGTTACGGAAGGCAAGATCTTCCTCCCGTACTTAAGTGCGAAGAAAAGCGAGAAAAATATTGGGGATACATAACTACAGTATTCGCAACTGAAGACTTTACGCTGAAAGAAGTCTTCATGAAAGCGGGCACTCAAAGTAGTATGGAGTATCATGTAAATAAGGACGAATATTATTACATTCAGTCTGGAAAACTTAAGGTTGGTATGCGAATTGGTCGTGCCAAGAATAAATCTCTTGTTCTGGAAGCGGGGGATGTATTCCATATTCCTCCTGGTCTTATGCACATGCGTATTGCACTGGAGGACACAGTTGTGATAGAATGGTCAAACAAAGACGATGACACTGATTCAAACATCGTCGAAGATGGAAAAACCTACGTATTCAAGGAGGATGAATGAACTATCTTTTTGCTGATACAGCGAATCTTGATGAGATTATTGAAGCTAATGAAATGGGCGCCATTCAAGGCGTTACCACTAATCCTTCAATCATTGCCAAAGAACCCAAGGGAAGTTTTGAAGGTCTAATTCAGAAACTTGCTGAGTATTGCGGTGCAGAAAATCTTTCGCTCAGCGCAGAAGTCTTTGCCCTTGATTATGATGGTATGGTTCGTCAGGCGAACGAACTGTATGAAAAGTTCTCTCCTGTCTGCAATCAGTTCCATGTAAAGATCCCTGTTGGTTTTGAGGGTCTTCGTGCAATCAGGACTGCTAGCAAAGCAGGTGTTCGCATCAATGCAACTGCTTGCTATACTGAGCAACAACTGCAAATGTGTGCCTCTGCTGGTGCTCATTACGTTTCTCTTTTCTACTGCCGTCTGAAGCAGCATGGTGGAGACGTTGCTAAAGTTCTTGATCGTACTCGCTACTACATCAAAGAGAACTCTCTTGACTGTGAGATCATTGCTGGTAGTATTCGTACTGGAACTGACGTTGCTGATGCATGGCGTCAAGGTGCGGACATTGTAACTACTGGTCTTCCCGTTATTCGCGAGATGGTTGAGCATCCCAAGACTACGGAAGCAATTCAACGTTTTGATAAGGACTTCTCTGCGTGGCTGAACTGAAGACAATTGTAGTCGATATTGATAACACCATATGCTCTCAAACATATGGTGATTATTCAAAGGCACAACCATATCCAAATAGAATTTCTAGAATCAATAGTCTATATGATAATGGTTACAAAGTAATCTATTTTACTGCAAGAGGTATGGGTAGAACTGATGATGATCAGGTTTTGGCATATGCTCACTGTTATGAAGAAACTTACAACCAACTAGTCTCCTGGGGTTGTAAGTTTCATCGATTGATGCTTGGAAAACCATATGCTGATTATTACATTGATGATAAAGCAATAACAGACGATAATTTCTTTGAAGATAATCTAGTAAAATGACAACTCAATACACAGCCAGTTCAATTCATACGTTCTGTCAGTACGCGAACCAATATTTCAAGAATCCTGATGATGTGTCAGTGATTTTTGATGTTGGTTCTTTGCACTGTTTAGAATCGATTGAGTTTTCTAAAAAGTACAAGAATGCTCGTATCTTTGCTTTTGAGGCAAATCCAGATTCCTATCAGGTTTGTCTTGAGAATACCAAGGATATTGACAACATTACTGTAATCAATCAAGCAGTCAACGATTATAATGGAACCTGTACGTTCTATCCAATCAATCCAGAGGAGACTGAAACTCCTTGGTTTGATGGCAATAGAGGTGCTTCTAGTCTTTACAAATCGAACGGATCTTACGATCATATCGAACGATATGTACAAAATGAACTAGAAGTTCCATGTATTCGTTTGGATACGTTCTGCGAAGAAAATGGTATAGATAGAGTTGATCTAATGTGGATGGATCTTCAGGGTGCAGAGTTGATCGCTCTCAAGTCCATGGGACAATTACTTTCTTCCGTAAAAGTAATTCATACTGAACTTGAAATGAATCCAATTTATGAAGGTCAGTGTCTGTTTAGTAACGTCAATTCTTTCTTGGAAGAGAATAACTTTGAACTGCATTATGGAGACACTAATGTCCAATTCGGAACTGATTTCATTTATTTGAATAATAATGTCTAACGTATACTTTGCTCAACCTTGGGGAGGACTTGGAGATAATCTTCAGTTTACAACTTTACCAAGACTTTTCCATGAGAAGGGAGTTGACTTTCATGTAAGTATTCATAATACTTACAGGAACCCAGAGATCTATGACTTTTGTTGGAAAGATAATCCTTATGTCAAGGGTATTGCTAGGAACAATCCTAACGTAGGATCTGTAGCTCCAGATCTACCTCATGGGGTAACTGATAATATTGTTTCTGCTGCAGAGATTAGGCATGGGTTTGCTGGAGACGGTAGATATCCTGAGATTTACTATGAAGCAGAATTTCTAGAAGAATACAAAGACAAAACTATTGTCGATCTTTCTGCCCACACTCTTCTCAAGAATAATGTTGGGGAGTTTTATGATGCCGATAAACTGTTTTCTCTTGTAGAAGAGCACGTTCCTGACGATGCTCTCTTTGTTACCTTTAAGAATGTAAATTCATTGTCTTTGGAAGGCGGATTTGCCTTTGAGAATAATCAACTGGAGATTGAAAGTATCTTTCAGTATGCTAATATTATCAATAGCGCAAAGAGTTATTACTGCTTGTATTCTGGAGGAAACTCCATGGCAGCAGCGGTTAAATACAAGTGCAACTCTAAAGTAGAGTTAAACTGTTTCTTGCATGGAACAGTTGAAGAACATAAAAATAAAGGTTTCTTTATTTTCGATAATGTAAATTACATTGAGGTATGAGATGAGAGTTCTAATTCTTACAATCGCAACAAACAAATATATCCAATTTGTAGAAAGACTCTACGATAACATTGCGGATAATTTTCTACCAGATCATCATATGGAGTGTCTTCTGTTTACAGAGCACGAAGTTGATGCGTCTAGTAACGTTAGAGTTTCTCAGATTGAACATGAAGACTGGCCAATTCCTACTTTGAAAAGGTACAACTACTTCATGAAGGAAAAAGATTTCATCTCTACCTTTGACTACTGCTACTACTTTGATGTAGACATGGGTATTGTTGATAAGGTTGGGGACGAAGTTCTTTCTGATGGTATTGTTGCAACCATGCACCCATATCAATCTTTCATGCCAAAAGAGAAACGTTCTTATGATCGTAATCCTAAGTCTCTGGCATATGTTGCTCCTGGAGAAGAAGGGGAGAACTATTACGCTGGTGGATTCAATGGAGGATCGACTAAGGAGTTCTTAAAGATGTCTGAGGTTATTGCTGATCGTGTAACCAAAGACTTGGAGAATGACGTTATTGCTCTATGGCATGACGAGTCTCAAATGAATCGTTATCTGATTGATAACCCTCCTGCCCTGAGTCTAACCCCATCTTACTGCTTCGCTGAAGAGCAAATGGACAATAAGGATTATCCTTATGAACCCAAGATTATTGCTCTCAAGAAAAATCATGCTGAACTACGCTCATGAAACTGAAACTAACTGATATTCCAGTTGTTTATATCAATCTTGATGATCAACCAGAAAGAAAAGAACTTCTGGAAAAAAATCTAAAGGATCTTGGATTTAAAAACATAATCAGAGTTTCTGGATTCAAGGATCCTATTGGTAAGAGAGGTTGTGCATATTCTCATGCAGTTGCATTGGAAGAGATTGATCCTCCTTTTATTCTGTTAGAAGATGATTGTCTTCCTCTCAATTTTGTTGATGATATTGAGATTCCAGATGATGCCGATGCGCTCTATCTTGGAATCTCTTCTTGGGGACGCATGAACTCTCATTCTGGACCATGTGTTCAGTGGGATGAAGTTGATGGGTATGCTGATCTTGTCCGTGTTTATAACATGGTTGGTGCTCATGCTATCCTTTATATTAATCCAGATTATGTTGATCTATGCAAGCGAATTGCATATCATGGTTATCTAATCTCTGATCATCATGATATTGGTTTTGCTGATGTTCAGAAGTATTATGATGTCTATGCTTGCGATAATCCTGTCTTCTATCAGACAAGTTCCAACGGAACAGATCAACCACTGACTTCATATCCTTCGGTTGAGTTTATGTCTCCCGATCAACGTTTCTGGTTACCTCTGAGGATTAAAGAATGAAAATTGTAATCTGGGGACATAAGCTCCACAGTCATACACACTCTTATATCCATTATGGATATTGGAGAGCAGCAGATCATCTTGGGCATGAAGTTCATTGGTATGATGATTCTGATGATGTAAGTTCTGTTGATTTCTCAAACTCGGTATTCATTACTGAGCATCAGGTTTGTGAAAAGATGCCTCTGCGTCCAGATTGCAAATACTTTATTCATAACTCTGACGAACCATTTAAGTTTGAGCGAAGGGAAAAGTATGAAGATCTGTTAGTGTACAACTTTGTTCATGATGCAAAGTATTGGCACTACGGATCTGATTATGTTTGGCCGAGTGTTGAGAATATTGGAGGAAGTTTTTATGAGCATCCTACCAAGACCATCGTAACAAAATGGGCAACAGATCTTTTACCTGAAGAGATTGATGATTGCCCTGTAGAACTATACGATGACAGCAAAGAAAATATATTTTTTGTTGGATCTATGCAAGGAGAGAACATCAGAAAGTTTGTAGAGAATATTGAGAAGAAAGGAAAAAACTTTGTAAACGTTGGTGGTTATAGTGGTAGATATTCCTTGTACGAAGGTAATCCCCCAAACATTAACCAAAACATTGCAATGGTTAGAGATTCTTACATCTCGTTTGATATTAGAGAAAAACCTTTTTTTGATATGGGTAAGTATTATCCTTGCAGAATCTTCAAGAGTATTAGTTACGGCAAATGGTGCGGCAGTAATATGCCAGCACTTCAGGATTTGTTTGGGGAACATGTAACGTTTGACAATGATCTTGATTCTCTATATGATAGGATAGTAGATGATTATAAATCTTGTACTGAAGAGAAGATGCGTAAAGCAATGAACTTCATTAGAGATGAACACACCTATGTAAACCGATTAAATGACTTATTGATAATGGCATGAAAAAATGTTTAGTTACAGGTGGAGCAGGATTTATTGGATCTAACCTTGTAGATCATCTTCTTGAGAATGGATATCAGGTAAAGGTAGTTGATGCTGAATGTGCAAATAGTCATGACTATTATTTTTGGAATCCTCTAGCAGAAAATCATAAGTTTGATATTAATCCAAACAATCTTGATCGCCTGGTAAAACTTTGCGAAGATGTTGACTATGTTTTTCATCTAGCATCTGACGTTTCGATTTCTTTTTGTATCGAAAATCCAGCAGAGACATATTTGAATAATATCTGCTGTACAACTATAGTATTAGAAGCAGCTAGACTTGCACATGTTGAGAAAGTTGTTTTCTCATCTACTGCTGCAATCTATGGTTTGACTGATAAGGTTTGTGTTGAAAGTGATCAACCAGATCCTTTGAACTCTTACTCTGTATCCAAACTCTCAGGAGAACATTTGATGAAAATGTACTCCGATCTATATGGTGTAAATACAGTAACACTTCGTTATTTCAATGTGTATGGTCCTCGTCAACCAAAGACAGGTCAGTATGCTCCTGTAATGGGTATTTTCTTGAAGCAAAGAGCAGAAGGAAAATCTCTGACTGTTGTTGGTGACGGTCTTCAGACAAGAGACTTTATTAATGTCTCTGATATTGCATCCGCAAATCTAACTGTTGCTGAAAAAGATGCTCCTACTTATGGAGAAGTTTACAACATCGGAACAGGTAGGGAGTTATCAGTAAGAGCAATCGCAGAAATGATTTCTGATGATATTGTTCATATTCCGCCCAGACCAGCGGAAGCACGCAAAAGTCTTGCAGACACTAGCAAAATTGAAAGTGTTTATGGATGGAAAGCGAAAATTAAATTAGAAGATTGGATTTCTGAGCAATGACAAAAGTATTACATCTATCGCACCATTATGGGTGCTTGAAAGATCATCAGTATGTTTGTGATCAACTAGGTCTTGAACTTACTAATAAGTTAACCATTTGGAATCAGATTCTTGAAAGAGACACGTATGTAATTACAAAAGAAATTGCAGATCGTGTCTGGCAAGAGAATAAGGATTACTTCAATTCTTTTGACTATATTATTACTTCTGATACAGCACCTCTTTCCAGAATTTTTCTGGAAAATATGGATGAGTTTGATGCAAAACTAATCGTATGGGTTTGTAATAGATTCAACTATGAGATGGTTCATGATAAGGAGTATCATACTCTGTTGAATGAATCTGCAAAGTTAGATAACGTTGCTCTGATTCCATATACTGAGTTTGAAAAAACCTGGGCTCTTGTGCATGGAGTGAACATCTCTGCGGATGTCGTTAGACCTATTGGTGTTTCTATTGATAAACCTCTTTCTGAAGAAGAGTCTTTGGAACTTATTGGTTTTGGTGGAGACTATGGCGAAGAATTGAAAGGAGGAGATATTCTAGTTGCTAGGTATCATAATGATACTCTCTTCCAAGATTCGGTCAAAATGATTCGATCTTATGGTCTATCTGCAGATCCCTGTAAGTATAAAGGATATGCTGGACTGGAAGAACTTGCGAAAAAGTATCATGCATACTTTATTCTTCCTGATCAATATTCTAAACTTGCTGCGTTTGAGTTGATGAATATCGGTCTTCCTGTTATCCTCCCTTCTGAAGACTATTTGATGCACCTATCCAAAGTTCCTAACTATTGGTTTGGTAGTGGATTGTATAAAGATACTGCTAGCACTTGTGAATGGTATAATGAATACTATGATAGGTTTGCAGTGTACATTGATGACTTTACTGAAATCCCAGATGCATTGAATACTATTAAAGAGAATAAAGAAGAGATTCGTGCTATAATGAAAGAATGTGCGAAAGAGCACCAAGAGAAAACCCTAAATCAGTGGAGGCAACTTTATAATGTCTGATGCCTTAGAAAAGTATAAGGATTATATGGACAATGCTCATTGGAATTATACTACCAAAGAGCAGTTCGAAGAATATTACGGTAGAGTTCCAAAGTTTCGCTATGATACTATGCGTTACTGCTGGGATGAAGTTCTAAAGCATGACTTTAAAACAGTTGTCGAACTCGGTACTACCAGAAGCTTCGTTGACGGTAAGTTCCCTGGTTGCAATGAGGACGATACTAAGTATTGGGAACCAGAAAATCCTGATGTTTGGGATTGGTCTGCTGGATGTTTTACCCGTGTAGTTGGGGAGTTGATTCAGGGAACAGATATTGACTTTATTACTGTTGACCTTGAAGCAAGGCATATTAACCGCAGTAAAGAAGTTACCAAGGGTTTATCTAATATTGAATATTTCGTCATGTCATCTGAGCAGTTCCTTGCTTCTGGTGAAGGACAAATCGATTTTCTTTATATGGATACTGGAGACATGTATCCAATTGAACCGACTGCTCAACTTCATCTAAGAGAAGCACAACTCATCGTTGACTGCGATATTATGAGCAAGAATGGAGTTATTCTGATTGATGATGTTAGAAATACTACTCCAAAGATTCTTTGCAAAGAAGAGTCTGATTATGGAAAGGCAAAGTACTCTATTCCATATCTGATGGAAAATGGTTTTGATCTTGTCATGGACGAATATCAAGTTGTTCTACAGAAACGATGAACTCATACCTGTATCAGTATGTTGTAAAAAGATTGGATGAAAATCTTTTTTCTAAGATAAAAGAAATTCTTTCTAACCATACTGGGTATGAGGAATCTAAAGTAGAAAATTTTAATGGCAATACTTTTGATCCAAACAATCAAGATCTGACTAGAAAATCAAAAGTTTGTTTCGTCGATAATCATGATCTTTACGACATAATCTGGGAACAGGTTGATGAAGTAAATTCCAACTCAATGTGGAATTTTGATGTAGATTACATAGAACCTCTTCAAAATACGTTATATAATACGGGCGATTATTATGAATGGCACGTTGACGAAACAAACTGGACGCCTAAAAAAAGAAATGACGGTAGAATTAGAAAAATTAGTTTTACTCTCTGTTTAGATGATAATCATGAAGGTGGTGAATTGGAATTTATTCTGAATAGAAAAATTACCATTCCCCTAAAAAAAGGAGAAATTGTATTTTTTCATTCAGACGTTCCGCATCAAGTTGATAAAGTAACTAAAGGAACTAGAAAGTCCCTAGTTGGTTGGATTCAAGGACCTGCATTTAGATAAGATATGAATCATTACATGCACCAATTTCTAGTTAAAAGACTAGAAGACGAAGAATTTAATATCGTCAAAGAAAAACTATCTGAGTTTAATTCATATTATATTGAAGAGGACTTAGATGATGAGAGTATTGAAGAACATAATCATGTCAATCTGGAGATATGTGATGTTTCTGACAACTCTTTAAATGATATTTTTCTGCCGATAGTTCAAGAAGTTAATAAATTGAACCATTGGAACTTTGAAATTGATGATGAAATAGAATTTAAAAAATATAAATTCGAAGTTGGTAATTTTTATGGTTGGCATATTGATGAGTCAATGTGGTTGCCAGAAAAGACTCATGATGGTAAAATGAGAAAGATAAGTTTTATTCTTTCTTTAAATGAATCTGAAAGCGATTATGCTGGAGGACAGCATGATCTGGTGACTCATCAACATACTCGTTTTACTCTTTCTCCTCAGGAGATTGTTGTATTTCTTTCAGACTGCCCTCATAGAATTGCTGAAATTACCGATGGTAGAAAAGATCTGCTAGTTGGTTGGATTAAAGGACCTCCATTTAAATGATGCTAAAAATTTTTACTCCTGTAGTAAACTCTCCAGAGTTTCTGAACCTACAAGTCTCTAAGTTTATTGAAAACTTAGAATGCGAATTTCAAATTATTGCTATTGATGATTCTAACGATCCCGTACTGGGAGATAAGTTCAAGAGATTGTGCGATAAGTATGAAGGTTACCTTTATTACTTTTTGAATGGTAATGGTAAGATGGGAGGACCATCATCCTCTCATGCTAATACTATTCAGTTTGCACTTGACAATATCATCTATAGATCATGTCTAGATGATATTGTTTTCTTGATTGATAGTGATTGCTTCTTGATGGAGAAGTTTGATTTTGTTGATTTTATGAAGGACAAAGATGTATGTTCTTTCATGCAAAGTCGAGGAGATGTTAATTATCTTTGGCCAGGTTTTACTCTTCTAAATATGCCAAAGATCAAGGATCTTGAACCTAGAATTAGATTTTTTCCTGGATCATATGGAGGACAATCCTGCGATACTGGTGGAGAGTCTTATAACTTCTTACATGCAAATAATATTGAACCAACTCCAGTCAATTGTGTCTTTGAAGGAGAGTACATGGGAGAACAACTTCTCAACATGGAAACCTTTATGGATGGTAAGTTCTTACATTTCAGAGGAGGAACTCTTTGGGATGGAAAGGTTGATGTCTTTAATGAAAAAATCTCAATATTGAATCGAATTTTAATCAATTCTCAAAAACCTTCTTATGGAAAAGAATAAAGCAATATACAAACTAAAAGGTCTCCCTCCTATCTATTGTATCAATCTGGACGAAAAACCAGATCGTTGGCAATATATGGAAAATCAATTTAAGTACTGGGAGATCGAAGACTATCAAAGAGTCTCCGCTTATGATGGTAGAGGCGATAATGATCTTAGTGAGATCTTGAAAGGTCGATATCCTGATGCTATGAGTTCTGGAGAAGTTGGTTGTGTAACTTCTCACCTCAAAGCACTGAAGATGTTCTTGGAGACAGACGCTCCATGTGCTTTGATCATGGAAGACGATTGCGATCTATCTACAATTTCTCATTGGCAGTTTACCTGGAAGGATTTCTTTTCCAAGATTCCTTATGCTTATGATGTAGTTCAGTTGGCGATTATTAATCCAGCTTCTATCAGTGTTCAAATTCATAGAAGGTTTGTAAATGATTTTTCTACTGCCTGCTATCTAATTACTCGTCATCATGCCGAAAAACTAGTTCGCTTTCATGTTAGAGGTGACAAGTATAAACTGGATAATGGATGTAAACCAAGAGCAGTTGCTGACGATTTAGTCTACAACTCTGGTCTAACATTTGCTATTCCTTTATTCTTGTATAAGATTGATTTGGGATCAGATATTCATGATATTCATATCGATGTATTCCATCGCAGTAGTCATGACGGTCTATGGCAGTTCTGGAAAAATCAGGCAGCAGATCAAGACTGGAGTAAAATGTTGGAGTTAAATCCGTATTACGGAACATTACCGCCAGGATTTGAAGGTAAATAGGTATTCATTACTACAGAGCACCCCTTGACACGGGTGCTTTTTTGCTATATACTATGTAAAGATTTACAACAAAATGTAAAATGACTGTAACAAAGAATGAGTTCGGGCAAATGAATATGTTTGCTAAAGAACCCACCATGTACATGACCAAAGAAGCAATGGAGCGTTATGGTTATGAGCCATATGCTGAGAGAGCAGAGAAGCTGAACGGTCGCACTGCTATGCTAGGTTTTGCTGCTGCTGTTATCTCTTATGCTACTACTGGCAGTTTGTTCTTCTTCGGTGCCTTCGGCATTTGACAATGGTACAGATTTGCTTTACAATCACTAGCATCGCCTTCTTTGTTCTGTTGGCGTACTCTGTTGAACAATTATCCGAAACTTACTGAAAATGGCTTTTAATGTTACTCTCCGTACTCCTGATGGAGATCAAACCATCACTTGCGAAGACGACCAGTACATCCTGGACGCCGCAGAGGAGCAGGGTATTGACATGAACTATTCCTGCCGTGCAGGTGCTTGTTCATCCTGTGCAGGAAAAATCGTTAGCGGCACCGTTGATCAAGGAGACCAATCGTTCCTTGATGATGATCAAATGGATGCTGGATTTGTTCTAACCTGTGTTGCATATCCAACTTCTGATCTTGTCATTGAAACGGACCAAGAGGAAAATCTTTACTGATGACCATTATTAATGAAGATCATTGGATGCATGACTTCCAAGATGCATTACAAAAACTGGAATGGGAATCTGGAGATGACATTGTAGTTGAGATTGGCGGTATGGCTGTAACTGGCACTGCTACTCATCCCGATGCAAATCCAAAATGGGCAAAACCCTTTGGAACTGTCACCTATCAAAAGGATGCATTTATCGTAATCAAAAATCGATCAAGAAGTCCTTTTGCTCCTTCTCAACCAAATCCAGATCTCAAAGCAAAACATGTCGAATGAAAATGCCCTCTGGGAGGACATGCGAAAACTTAATGCCCTATATGAAGAACTCTGCTGGGGGCACGATGACGAATTAGTTTTCAGTCATGAAAACGGCAGAATTATTGTTTACAACAAAACTAAGGAGAAAAACAATGAACGAAAAAGCAGAACGTATTAATGGATGGGCTGCCATGATTGGCATTATTGCTGCCATGGGATCCTATGCCACCACAGGACAACTAATTCCTGGAGTATGGTGATGTTATTGTTGGCAACCATGATGCTGGGGATATGGATATTGATTAGCGCCCTTGGCAGTAATGATGTTGACGACGATGATGATCAAAGCGGAGGAATGATGATCCCCGCTTATAATCCAATTTAAATTAAGGAGAACAATGCGTACAGAACAATATCAAATTCCTCAAGTAGAATTTGTATTCCGAGAAAACAGTGAGTTTGTAACTCGTACTAGTGCAGATCTTTTTAATGGTAAGCGAGTTGTGATTTTCTCGCTTCCTGGCGCTTTTACCCCAACTTGCTCTGCATATCAGCTTCCTGGGTTTGAAGCATTCTATGATATGTTTAAAGAGCAAGGCATTGATGAGATCTATTGCATTTCCGTAAATGATGGTTTTGTAATGAATGCTTGGGCAAAAGATCAAGACATTGAAAAAGTAAAACTTATCCCTGATGGAAACGCTTACTTTACCCGTGCCATGGGTTATCTGGTCAATAAGTCTAATCTTGGATTCGGTCAGCGTAGTTGGCGTTATGCTGCTGTTATTAATGATGGAATCATTGAGAAACTCTTCGCTGAAGAAGGTATGCGTGACAACGCAGACACCGACCCTTACGAAGCATCGACCCCCGAAGCAGTTCTAGAATACGTTAAGTCAACTGTTAAGGAACCAACACCTGTCTGATGTAATAGGTAATATTACTTAACTCTGTCCTATATAAAGGACAGAGTTTTTTTGTATATGCCAAGATATCAAATGAACAAGGATGAATTGAAATGTTATATCCTCAAGTTAAAGAATCAAGTTGATCATGATGCGGGATATCCTGGAGAGAAGGCAATAGCACAGAAATACCTTAATAAGGTCTTGGACAAGATTGAAGAATACCGATATTGATGATATAATAAATATTTGATAACGTAATCAGTTAAGATAAGTGACGCTTAGAAAACCATCTCATTTGTTTGGTAAAGGTCAAAATATTAACGAGAGTGTAGAAAATACTCCTAATAGACCTGAAAAAAATCAAGTCTCTGTACCTCAGAATATGGGGCAGTTTTCTTTTAGTAACGTAATGGATGGTGTCTTTAAGGACATTAATGAGCAAATTCATAATCTAACTTCTGAGCAAATCAAAGACATCCAAGATGATGTTTTGAAGATTGCTGAGGTTGTTGATCAACTAGTGGATAAGGAACTTCCAAAGGTTAGGAAGTTGTCTACTACTGCAGAGCTGCGTGTTGAAAGTAGAATATCTGAACTGAAACAAGACTTATATAAGGTATTAGAGAATCATATTGAGGAGACGAAAGATACTGTTCGTGCTTCCGTAAAGATTCAGGAAGAACGTCGAAAAGAATCTGAAAAGATTGAAAAACTGTCTAGAGATCTGGAAGCAGTAGAAAGATATATCTCTAGACATTCCAATGATATTACTAATCTAAAGGAAGAAGTATATAAGGAGTTAGAAAAAACTAATTTAAATATCCCTAAGATTGAAGAAAAGATTGGTCAGATCAATGAGTCCTATGAGACTTTATCTGAAAGTCTTCTAAACCAACCAGAGACAAAAACTGAAGATCCTCTTACTCCATTAAATCAGGATTTCGTTACGGTTGAAGATCTTAATAAGCATTACAATACATTCCTCAATAGAGTTCAGGAGCAACTTGCTACTGTAGGTGGCGGTGGTGAAGTCCGTCTGAAGTGGATGGATGACATCGTTGGTATCGCTACCAATGCAAGTGCTTATGATGGAATGTATCTGAAATATGATCATTCGATTGGTAAGTTTGTCTTTGAATCCGTATCAGGTGGTGGAGTAGTTGGTACTGCTGGAACTTGGGCAGTCGATGCTGTCGGTATTAATACAACAAAGAGTGTTGGCATTGGAACAGATGCCCAATCTGGATATCAACTCTATGTTGAAGGCGATGCAAGAGTAACTGGTATTCTTACTGTCGGACCAGCTTCGATTACCTTAGATGGTATTAATAATGAAGTTTACGTTGGAACAGGTATTACCATGTATGGTAATGCTGGAATTATCAGTGCTACTAAATTCTATGCTGGTGGTGTAGAAGTAAGTGGATCTGGATCGCAAGGTATTCAGGGTGTTCAGGGTACAGCAGGATCTAATGGATCTGTAGGTTCTCAGGGTATTCAGGGAACAACTGGTTCTGGATCTCAGGGTACACAGGGTATAACTGGATCAACTGGTACTCAAGGCACTGATGGTGCTCAGGGTACGCAAGGTATTACTGGTGCAGGAACTCAAGGAACTACTGGTACTCAAGGTGCTGATGGTGCTCAGGGTACGCAAGGTATTACTGGTGCAGGAACTCAAGGAACTACTGGTACTCAAGGTGCTGATGGTGCTCAGGGTATTCAGGGAATTACTGGATCAACTGGTGCTCAAGGCACAACTGGAGACCAGGGCATTCAGGGCATAACTGGAGCTCAGGGTGCAACAGGTGCCCAAGGTACTACTGGCGATCAAGGTGTTCAGGGCATTCAAGGAATTACTGGTGCCCAAGGTGCAACAGGTGCCCAAGGTACTACTGGAGATCAAGGTATTCAGGGTTCAACTGGAACTCAGGGTTCTACTGGATCGCAAGGTATTCAAGGTATTCAGGGTTCAACTGGAACTCAGGGTTCTACAGGAACTCAAGGATCTACTGGTTCTCAAGGTATTCAGGGTATTCAGGGAACTACGGGGGATCAAGGAACTCAAGGTATTCAAGGTATTACTGGATCTCAGGGCACTCAAGGTATCCAAGGTAATGATGGAAACTTTGGTGGTGCTACTTTTGACTATACTTTCAGCACAAATACTGCTGATAGTGATCCTGGTACTGGTGTTTTAAAGTTTAGTGAAACTCCTTTCTCTGGAGCACTGAACCTTTATATTGATGATCAAGATGATAATGGAACTGATATTAGTTCTTTCCTAACAACGATTGATGACTCTACCTCTACAATTAAGGGTCATTTCAGAGTATCGAATCGTCTAAATGCTGATGATTTTGCTCTGTTTACTATTTCAAGTCTTACTGATAATACTGGTTACTTTGACGTAAGTTGCTCATTCGTTTCTGGTAGTGCAACTTCTTTCTCTGATTCTGAAGATGTAATCATTACATTTGCTAGAACTGGAGATAAAGGTGATTCTGGAACTCAGGGTACTACTGGTACTCAGGGTACTACTGGAGACCAAGGTACTCAAGGTATTCAAGGAACTACTGGTCCTCAAGGTATTCAAGGCATTCAAGGTATTACTGGATCTCAGGGAACTACTGGTACTCAAGGAACTACTGGTGAACAAGGTGTTCAGGGTATTCAAGGAATTACTGGAGCTCAGGGAGCAACTGGTGCTCAAGGAACTACTGGAGATCAAGGTATTCAGGGCATAACTGGTGCTCAAGGAACTACTGGTACTCAGGGTACTACTGGAGACCAAGGTATCCAAGGTATAACAGGTGCTCAAGGAACTCAGGGTATCCAAGGTATAACAGGTGCCCAAGGTACTACTGGAGATCAAGGTATTCAAGGCATAACAGGTGCTCAGGGTACAACAGGTGAACAAGGTATTCAAGGCATAACAGGTGCTCAGGGTACGACAGGAACTCAAGGTACTGATGGAACTGGTACATCAACTGCAGATAAGATCTTTGAAGGTAATACTGAAGCAGAAGTAGTTGATACTGGTTCTGATGGACACTTCAAAGTTACTACTGAAGGAACTGAAAAATTCCGTGTAGACTCAACTGGACGTATTGGTGTGGGAACCGATTCGCCAGGAAATACGGTACATTTGGGTGCAGCGGAAGGTTTAGGACTTAGATTTGAAAATTATACTTCTGGTAATAGTTCATACCTTACTCTTGAAACAGGCGATCTATTCTCATCAAATGTAGGTGGTGCTGGTACTTTTGCTTGGACTACAGGCGGCACTAGAAAGATGACGCTTACTCAAGCGGGTGGTCTGGGAATTGGAACCGATGATCCAACTGACGGTGTTGATGCAGAAAGTGATGATCTAGTTATTTACAGAGCATCTGGCGCTGCAGGAATGACAATCAAGACTGCAGCAAATGCTACAGGTGCTATTAGATTTGCTGATCCAGATGCTACTTCTCAGGGTAGAATTGAATATAATCATACTGATAATTACTTGAGATGGAATACTGATGGTTCCGAAAGACTTCGTGTAACTTCCACAGGAAAATTGGAGGCATATAAAGGAACTTCAACAACTGGTAAAGTTTCTGGTTCTGAAGCATTCACAGTTGGTAATGGTGCTGGTAATCATAGATTTGCTGTTTATCCTGATGGCACAACTGTTATTGGCGGCACGGGTGATATTGGAAATTACAATATTTTACTCCAGAATGATGGTGCTGCAGTTTTTGATGGCAATGTCGGCATCGGGACTGATAATCCAATATTAAAAGCACATATTTTTAATACTGCTAGTACTGATGCTGCTCTTATTGAATCAACCCAAAATTATTCTACATTAAGATTTAAGTCTGCTACTAATACATCTGGACCAACAATAGGTATTGATGGTGCTGGAGGTCTTCAGTTAGATCAAAAAGATACTTCTAAATATATTTCTTTTTCAATTGGATCAGAAAGACTTCGTATAGATTCAACTGGTGTGATGGGTTTGAAAGTAACGCCAGATTCTTGGGAGAATGACACATCTCTTGCTGCTATTCAGTTAAGTGGTTATGGAGCACTTCATAACTATTATAACAATGTATCTCTAAGTTTTAACGCATACCAAGATAGTTCTTCAACGAGTAAGTATCTTACAACTGACGAAGCTGCTCGTTATACAATGGATAGTGATGGCAATCATGTTTGGTATACCGCTCCTTCTGGAACTATTGATACTAATATAACATTTACAGAAAGACTTCGTATTGCATCAACTGGTGCCTTCGGTCTAAGCGGTGCCAACTACGGCACAAGCGGTCAAGTCCTGACTAGTCAAGGTTCTGGCAGTGCTCCGCAGTGGGCGACTCCTGCATCAGCTGTTACTACGACTAATGTCCCCGACCTTTCCAGTCCCCCTGTAACCGATGTTACAGTTACAGGTATTCCAGCAGGCGCAACTAACATAGTAATAGCACTGACGAACGTCAGCAACACCAACAGTGGCACTCCTCAGTTAAACCTTCAAATGGGCAATGGATCCTTGTCCAGCAGTGACTATTACTGGACAACGGGTTACAACACAGCTTGGCAATCAGGAGGCGCAACCAGCTCGATCAGGCTTACAAGCACAGATTTCAACAATTCAAGCAACACATTCAGCGGAATTATCCATATTTCTGAATCAAATGGAAGGATGGCAGTAACTGCTCAACTAGGTGTTAAAGACGCGGCACTTACAATGGCTTTAACTGGCGCTACTTGGGCTGGCGGTGGAACCATTGACAGGGTTAGGATTTGGACTCAAGGTGGTAATTTTACCAACGGAAGAATGTCCGTCCACTCTTGGTAATGGAGAATTTAACAACGGAGAATTTAACAATGACTGAACCGATCAGAGCACTTACAATTAACGCCACAACTGGCGAGCAAGTCGTCCGCGAACTGACAGTGGAGGAAATCGCACAAAATCTGGATCAAGCAAACAATTTAAACCAAGAGGACAACGAAGCAAATCTTCGCTCTACGCGCAATCAACTCCTCGCTGAAACAGATTATTTTGCAATGCAAGATGTGGTTATGTCTGATGAAATGAGAGTATACCGCCAAGCACTGCGCGATTTACCTGCTAACACAGAAGATCCTGCAAATCCTGTTTGGCCAATCAAACCAGAATAATACTAAGTCCCAAAATACCTGAATCTGGTGTATAATAAATACTATTACTAACAAGATTCTTATATTAAAGTGGGCGTTTTTAAGAAGGGCAAAAATAATTCTAATCTTGACAAAAAGATCGCAAGGTTAGATGAAGATCTAAAGAGAACTGGCGTTGTTAAAAATAACAACGCTGGTTCTTTGTCTGAGAAAACAAACAAGACAAACGATGTTCAGATGATTACTGAGCATGTCAAGTCAGACTGGAGATCTGGATATAAGAAGGAAGAACTATCTAAGGAAGATCTTCTTAAGGAAGAAATTGAATCTGTTAGAAATAAGAAGAACTCCCTAAGAAAGGTTGACGGATATATTTCTTCTATTGACGAAAACTATAATCAGCTAAAGAACGATATTTTCCAAGAACTATCGGAAGATTTCTTACATAATATTCCTGCACTTGAGCGTAAGATCAATCAGGTTCTTGAAATCTATAATCATATTGAAGAAGGTCTTCTCAACCAACCTCCTGAAACACCAACTGAAGATCCCCTAACTCCTCTTGATCAGCAGTTCATTACTGCTGAGGATCTTGATGCTCATTACAAGTTATTCATCAATCGCATTCAGGAACAGATTGCTACCATCGGAGGTGGTGGTGAAGTTCGTCTGAAGTGGTTAGATGACATTGTTGGTATTGCTACAAATGCATCTGCTTATGATGGTCAGTTCCTTAAGTATGATCATTCTATTGAGAAGTTCGTCTTTGAGACTGTATCTGGTGTAGGTACTGGTTCTCAAGGTATTCAAGGAACTACTGGTTCTCAAGGTATTCAGGGTATTCAAGGTCCAAGCGGCGTTGGTGGCGGAGGAACTGGATATTTTGAACAGACTGCTGCTGGTATTCATACTACAAGTAGCGTCGGTATCGGAACTACAGCAGATTCTGCATACAGTCTGCTTGTCGAAGGAGATGCAAGAGTTACTGGCATCTTAACTGTCGGTCCTTCTTCAGTAACTATTGATGGTATTAATAATGAAGTTACTATTGGTACTGGTGTAACAATCTATGGAAACACTGGTATTGTTAGTGCTACTTCGATCTATGCTGCTGGATCTCTTCTGACTGGTGCTCAAGGCACTCAGGGTATTCAGGGAACTACTGGTGATCAAGGAACACAAGGTATTCAAGGCACCGTTGGTAGCTTCGGTGGTGCAACCTTTGATTATACTTTTGATAGTGGTATTACGACATCGGATCCTGGTGCTGGAAGACTGAAGTTTAATTACGTTGGTCTCAGTACTGTAACTGAGATGTACATTGATGATACTGATGACAATGGCACTGATATTCAGTCGTTCATGAGAACGATTGATGACTCTACCTCTACAATTAAGGGTCATTTCAAAGTATCTAATAAAATCAATGCTGATGACTTTGCATTGTTTACCATCTCTTCTTTAACAGAAGAAACTGGTTACTTTACTGTAGATTGTGCTTTTGTTTCTGGTTCAGCATCTTCATTTACTAATGATGAAGATGTTCTAATTACATTCGCCAGAACTGGCGACAAGGGTGATACTGGTGCTCAAGGTGCAACTGGTGCTCAGGGTACTCAAGGTATTACTGGTGCAGGTACGCAAGGTGCAACTGGTATTCAAGGTACTCAGGGTATCAACGGTCCTCAAGGTCGTCAGGGTCTGCAGGGTATTCAAGGATCTGGCGGTACTCAAGGTCTGAAAGGTGATGACGGACTTCAGGGTTCTCAAGGTATTACTGGTGCTGGTACTCAAGGCACTCAGGGTATTCAAGGTACTCAAGCATCTCAAGGTATTCAGGGTATTCAAGGCGATTCGATTCAAGGATCTCAAGGTACTCAAGGTGACATAGGAGGTACTGGACCTCAAGGTACTCAGGGTATTCAGGGTAGCGATGCTACTGTTCAGGGTATTCAAGGTACTCAAGGAACAACTGGAGGTACTGGTGTTCAGGGTGCTGATGGTGCCGCTGCTGCTCAAGGTATTCAAGGAACTCAAGGTATTCAGGGTATTAGCGGAGACCAAGGTGTTCAGGGTATTCAAGGTAGCGATGCTAATGTTCAGGGTATCCAAGGATCTGAAGGACCTCAAGGTACTACTGGTTCTATAGGTACTCAGGGTGTAGCTGGAGCAATTGGTGCTCAAGGTTTCCAGGGAACTGCAGGAAGTAATGGAAGTCAGGGTATTCAAGGTGCTCAGGGTACGCAAGCATCTCAAGGTATTCAGGGTATTCAGGGTGATCTTGGCGGTACTGGTGTTCAAGGTTCTGTAGGAACTCAAGGTACTGATGGTGCCGCTGCCGCTCAAGGTATTCAAGGAATTCAGGGTATTACTGGAGAACAGGGTGTTCAGGGTATTCAAGGTGAGTCAGTTCAGGGTTCTCAAGGTATTCAGGGTGATCCTGGTGCAACTGGTGGTCCTGGTGATCAAGGTATTCAGGGTATTACTGGCGATGCTGGTCCCCAAGGTATTCAGGGAACTGACGGTAACTTAGGTCTTCAAGGAAGTACTGGTAATCAGGGTACTCAAGGTATTACTGGTGCAGGTACTCAAGGTACAACAGGTACTCAAGGTACTGACGGTACTCAAGGTAACCAAGGTGTTCAAGGTACTTCTGGTGAAGCCGCTTCTCAAGGTATTCAGGGTATTCAGGGAACTGCAGGCGGCGGCGTTGGCGGAGGTGCTGGATATTGGGAGCAAACTGAAGTTGGTATTAATACTGTTTCTAATGTTGGTATTGCGACAACCAATCCTCAAACCACATTGCAGATTGGGGAAGTTTATGGAATTGAGACTGGACTAGGATCGTTTACTGCTGTTGCAGGTGTTGCATACACTGCAAATACTTACTCTGCTGCTGATTTTACAAATGCAGAATATACTCTATTCTTCCAACACTCTAGCGGAATTCAATCGCAGAAAGTTCTCGTTATGGATGACGGAAGCACAGCATACTCTCAGGAGTATGGAATCATGTTTAGCTCGGATCTTCTAGTTTCTGTTGCTGCTACTGTTAAGACTGGTAATGTTGAACTTTGGTGGACTCCAGAAACAGGAGTTGCTGGAGTTATGACTTATAGATACACTAGGGAGACGATGCTCTAATGAAGAGATACACTTTATCGGTCACAAAGGCAGAATATTGGACAGAAATTCATGATTCTTTAATTGTAGACTCAAATAAAGATGGTATTCCTGATAGACAGGTAACTTGTACCGATTCAAAAAACCATAGTCCAACAAGAGGAACATATGAATTGACAGAAGAAGAGGCAGCAGAGATTGCCAATCATCCTTATGTCGATTGGATTGAACTTTCTCCTGCAGACAATCCAGATGCTTATCCAGAACCTCAACCTGCAACAAAAAGGTTTAAAAAGAATGTAAAAGTATATCGTGATTTAGATTCGTCAGGAATTCCTGTAACAAACCCAACTTCTGCAGAATTAGATAGAACAGGGTGGCAAGTAGTTAGAACAGGTATTACTACAAGCGGAGATTTTTTTAGTGGTCAGACTGGAAACGTTGCTCCTGAGTCTGGAGATGTTTCTTATTCTTTAACTGGAAAAAATGTTGATGTCATAGTTCATGACTCTGGAGTTCTTCAGTATCATCCAGAGTTTATGGATGCTAATGGTCAATCAAGAGTTAGAGATATCATTCTTGATGGACCATATTATATTGATCCTGATTACTTTATTTCGAATGGATTTACCATTACCAGAGCAGATGGTAGAGTAACGGGTTCTGAATCAGAATCTAAAGGATGGTGGACTAATAGTTCTAATAGATCTGCAGCATTTCAATCAGAAGGAACTATTTCAGTATCAGTAAACTATACTGAAGCAAGATCCATGGGTGGATCTTTAGATGGTACTAATAGTTTGACTAGCGGACATGGAACTGCATGTGCAGGTATGATAGGTGGAAAAACTCTTGGACTTGCCTTTGAAGCAAATATTTGGAATATGCCTGCTGTTGGCGATAATGTTTCGATGGGAATTGAAACAACTTACGATGCAATGAAAATATGGTATCGTAATAGACCTGTCAATCCAAATACAGGAAGAAAAAATCCAGTTGTTGTTAATGGTAGTTGGGGATATCAGGCAGGTTTTGGATCTGGAGATAGTGTAAATTATAAGTTTAGGGGTTCGACAGGTTCATTTACTGGAAATGCTTCTACGACAGATCAAGTAACAGCAATGAAGAATGGTCTGAATAATAGCGTATCAGGGGCATATAAGTCTTGGTCTTCTTCATCTCGCTCATCATCTACTAATACTGCAGCTGATGAGATGATGGCAGAGGGAATTCATTATGTCGCTGCAGCAGGTAATAATAATCAAAGATTGGGAATTGGAGCTACTGATCCAGATCGTTTGAATTATATGGATGATGATTATTTTAATTCAGGAGATCCAAGAGCAGAATTCCCTGGTTTCGCTTGTCCATGCAATCATAGAGATTGGATGAATCCTCAAGGAATTGGTTTTGATAGTGCTACCGATTTTCATCCAGTAGTATGTGTTGGTGCTATGGAAGACTCTCTTTCTAATGGATTAGAATACAAAGCAAGTTATTCTAATAATGGACCTGGAATTGATGTTTGGGCACCTGCTGATGAGACTTTAGCGCCAGGAACAAATGGTGTCAGCGGATATACTGACTATCAAAGATATGATGATAATCGTTTTTATGACTGCAGGTTTAATGGAACTTCTGCAGCAGCACCAGCGGCAACAGGAGTAATTGCATTATATCTGGAGGCAAATCCAACAGCATCTCATAGAGATCTTAAAACCTGGTTGAAAAAGTATGGATCTAAACTGTTAGTATCTACGAATCTTACTGGTGGAGGAAATGGTTCTCAGTGGTTGGATCAATATCCAGACGATACTACTACGATTTATTGGACAGGAAGTTTTAATAATCGGGATGCTGAACCTAGAGTGATTTTCAATCCATATACTAGCGATGAAAAACCATCTATCTCTGGTGTAGAGATGTCTGGTGTTTTATTTACTCAATCCTAAATAACTAAAAACCTGAGATGGCAGATAAGAAATTTGGAGTAAAGCAGATCAATTTGATCGGCGCATCTGGAACTCCCACATTAACTAGTCCTAATAATTTAAATATTAATGCAACTACTGTTGCTATTAGTACTGATGTTACAGTCGGCGGAGAACTAACTGGTAATATTATTGGAAATGTAAAGTCTGCTTCTCTTTCTGGATTGTCTACTTTTAGCAATCTACAAATAGGACTTTCTACTGTATATTCTGTATCCGATTTTGTCGGAAATGTTGCTATAGGAACAAATACTACGGTAAATGAATACAATATTGGAAAAAGTACATTAGTTCTTGATGGACGTACTTATCCAGGAAATCCAAATGTTGTTGGTGGTGGTTCTTTACAAATTAATTCTAATGCGAAAAAATTTGGAGAAATTGGAACACTCGATGGAGTTGGGATAGGATCATTCTTTAATATTGATGCATACGTTCCTTTATCTGTTAATAATTATGGAACAAATAACTATGCTTATGTTGGAATAGCAGCTACGTTTGGATCGGATGTAACAGTCACTGGAACAACAGATACAGATCAGTTAAACGTTTCTGGTGTTTCTACATTTAGTGGAACTATTAACGTTGCTTCTAATGTAGTAGCAAATTTTGGTAATTCCTTTGAAGGACGTATTTCTTATACGTCTTCCAATAATCAATTTTATGTGCGGGTTCCTAACGCCACTGGATCTCTTATCCTGGGTGCTGGTCCAGCAGTCAGAATTACAAATGAGAATGGTCTAACTGATAGAGCAGTATTTACTTCTTCTGGGGTAACTGTTACTGGTGTATGTACCGCGACTTCTCTTTATGGAGATGCTTCTCGTGCTGTTTCTGGCAAGTGGACTTTAGGTGCGAATGGAACTAGCAATTATACCTTTGATGGTGTTGGTGTAAACGCAGGAAATAATTACAACACTCCAATGTATCTTGCTAGGGGTTGTGTTTATGAGTTCGTAAACAACTCTGGTGGTTCGCATCCATTCCAAATTCGTGTAAGTAATGGTGGTGCTGCATATAGCACTGGCGTAACTAATAACGGAGCTTCATCGGGAACAATTCGCTTTGAAGTTCCTATGGACGCACCAAACTCTCTTTATTATCAATGTACTTCCCACTCTGGAATGGGAGGAACAATTACTGTTTATCCAGACGCAGTTGTTTAAGGTAATTAAAAATGGCAGATAAGAAATTTGGAGTAAAGCAGATCAATTTGATCGGCGCATCTGGAACTCCCACATTAACTAGTCCTAATAATTTAAATATTAATGCTATTAATGTAGCAATCAGTACTGACTTATCTGTTGGTGGAGACGTATCAATTGGTGGTACTTTTAACGCATTAAGTGTCGCAGGTGTTTCTACTTTCCAAACTGACTTATCTGTTGGTGGAGACGTATCAATTGGTGGTACTTTTAACGCATTAAGTGTTGCTGGTGTTTCTACATTCCAAGATAATGTAAATCTTGGTGATGATGATATATTGAACTTTGGTAGTGCTAATAATTTACAAATTTCTTCTAATGGATCTGCTGGAGTTATAAAACAAAATACATCTAATTTGTTTATTAGAGGTTCTGGAGATGGGGACATATACATCCAGACTGAAGGAACAGGTGCTACTGCAATTAGAGCAAATCATGGTGCTGATGTAAAACTTTACTATAACAATAATGAGAAATTTGCAACCACTAATACAGGTGTACAAGTAACAGGAACTGTTACTGCTGATGGATTAAATCTTGGTGATAATGATGAGATTCAATTGGGATCAGCAGCTGCTGGCGATTTATTAATCACACACTTATCCTCAACAAATAATTCATTAATACGAAACAAAAATGCATCTGGATCATTTATCATTGATACTGCTACTGGAAGTCCTATTGAAATTAGGCACAGCAGTGGTGGCGAACCAATGGGAGTTTTTACTCCAAATGGAGCAGTAGAACTTTACTACGATAATGACAAGAAATTTGAGACTACTTCTGATGGTGTAACTGTCTCTAATTCGATTTCTATTGGCACCACAGCATATTTTAACAAGGGAAATGATAAAGGAATATTTTTTGGAGTACCTCCATTTGATAGTGGACTAGATGCACTTATATTCGTTTCGGACACTGCGTATGCAAATTCACTATGTTTTTCTAATATAGATTATGGTGCTAGATTTTTTGTAGATGAAATAAGTTTAAATCGTGGGTCCTCACAGTTTGTTGGACTAGGAACAGAAAAGTCTCATTTTGGGGGTTCTTCTGAACCTAACTACATGGTTGGAATAGGAACCACAAATCCAACAAGTAAATTAACGGTTCGTGAAGGAGATATCTCTGTTGGTGTTGATACATCCACTGGTCTTATTCTTACATCTCCAAATGGAACCCAGTATCGCCTTGTCGTTGATAACTCTGGGAATTTGACGACAACATTGGCATAAGGCAGGCAGGGGGGTTGACCCCCCTTTTTTTATGCCCTATAATAAGCAGGTCTTCGGGACATCCCCAAATCAAATCTCCAAGAGGGGTTGACAAGGGCGGAAAACCGTAGTAACATAAATACATCAACACGTTAAGGAATGTAACGTTTCTTAAATCGTTGTAAACACTTGCTGAAAACGGACTAATCTCCTTACCGAGGCTAAGCAAGTAAAATATGCCTCTCATATCCTGGACTGAGGGTGTCTAGGAAATAAGTACCTCCACCATTTCCCTGATGGATCTACTTACTGTTTAATTAACAATGGCTAATTCTGTTCTTTCGCGCCAACAAGGCGCTAATACCTGGGAACAATTCTGTAACTGGGTTACCTCAACCGACAATCGTCTTTATGTTGGTTGGTTCGGCGTTCTGATGATTCCTTGCCTTCTTGCGGCAACTATCTGTTTCATCGTCGCTTTCGTCGCTGCTCCTCCTGTAGACATCGACGGTATCCGCGAACCTGTTGCTGGTTCGCTCATGTACGGAAACAACATCATCTCTGGTGCAGTTGTTCCTTCGTCCAATGCAATTGGACTGCACTTTTACCCCATTTGGGAAGCTGCCTCTCTTGATGAGTGGCTCTACAACGGTGGTCCTTTCCAACTGGTTATCTTCCACTTCCTGATCGGTATCTACGCCTACATGGGTCGCGAATGGGAACTTTCTTACCGTCTAGGTATGCGTCCTTGGATCTGTGTTGCATACTCTGCTCCAGTCGCTGCAGCATCTGCTGTATTCCTAGTCTATCCTTTCGGTCAAGGTTCTTTCTCTGACGCAATGCCTCTTGGCATCTCTGGTACGTTCAACTACATGCTTGTCTTCCAAGCAGAGCACAACATTCTGATGCACCCCTTCCACATGCTCGGCGTTGCTGGCGTGTTCGGCGGTTCTCTGTTCAGTGCAATGCACGGTTCGCTGGTTACTTCCTCGCTGG